GTTTGTGCTCGTCGCTCGTACTTGCAAATTTTTTTGATGGTGCTGAGTGGGATGTCGAAGATCTTGGCCAGTTTGCGGTAGCCCACTTCCTCGTCTTCGTGCATGTCACGGATCTTGTCTATGACCTCATCCGGGAGGCGGGCATTGTGGTGGGACGACCCGATTCGGTATCCCTGCTCATTGACAGCCACGAAATGCACGCGCTTTTTCCCCTTCATCTCATCCCATCAGGCACTGCTTATCGCTTCGGAGGTTTCTTGCCTTTGTCTTTGCCATATCCCATGATGATCTCCTCGAGTGTCGTGCAAAGTTGCACTGCATTGATTTTGCATCATCATTGAATTTTCCGCAACGATGTCGCCCGTTTTTTCGAGCGCCCAATTTATTCGTTGTGGGCTTATGTTCCATCCTTCGCGTGTCATGTCGAGGATGCGTTTCGCGTGCTGTAGTTCGTCTCTCATGTTTTCCTTTTTGCGTGCATCGAAGCCATCACGGCTTTGAGTTCTTCCACCGATTTGGCGCCGCGTTTTTTCACGCGCTCATCGAGTTGGTCGCGTCGCTTGTGCAGTGGCATCGACAACAGGTGTCTGGCCTCGCATTCGACAATCCACTCGCGGGACCAGGAGCCGACGACACGCCCATCGTGGAGCGTGACATCGATCTCGTACTTCTCACGCGGCGTCAATGTCTTTGCGCCGATGCGGCCATGTGCTTGAAGTAGCCGTCGCAAATCTCGATGGCCTCGCGCATCACCATGGCATCGAATGCCTGGTTGAGTTTGGACTCGGCATGCTCGTCGTCGTTCCAACCGATCGCAAACGAGCACACGCCGTAGCCTTCAGGCTGGCAAAAGAATCGCAACTCAGGCGCACCCTCATCGCTTTGTTTTTTGATCATCACGATCTGGCCATAGCGGGCCACATCAAATACTCGTGCAAATTTCATTTCGCTTTTCCCAGGTAAAAAATAAGAATGGCCGCTGACAGTGCAACGCCAATGCCCATGCCGATCAGCATGGCCCCAATAAACATCAATGTCTGTCCCATGTTCACCTCACACACAGCAAGTTGATTGTTCGATACACGACGCCATCTGGCCATCGCTTGTCTGACTCGATGTCATAGAGTTCGATGATGTGCTCTGCTTCGGCAAACTTCATGCGCTGATTGCGAATGCAGAATGCGTAGATCAGCGGCGCCTTCTGTGTCGAGTACGCATCGATCAATTGCGGCAACAGCACGCGCTCTTTTTCTTTGATGTTGGCCGTGCCTTTGACATTGACCACGAAGGTGCGCTCGTCGCGCTGGATCACATAGTCCGGCATATTGCGAAGCACCGGGTTCAGGTTGTAGAACGCACCAACATTGGCGAACTTCTCATCGAACCCCAGTCGCGTGCAATTCCATCCATTGCGCTCGCACCATTGCTCGAAGAGTTCCTCGCCGATGTTGACGCCGACGCCCTGCCTGTCCTGATAGTTTTGGTTTGCGTTGCCGTATGTCAAAACGCACCTCGATTCCTAAGTTCGTTCAATCTCAGAAGTGTGTTCAATGAATCCTCCTGCTGTCTCCTGGTTGTGTTCATCTGCATGTCGTCAGTCAAGTTCAACGCCTGGCCAATGATGTTGAACTCTTCGCCTGTCGTGCCCCACTTGCCAGTGCGATCGTGCCGGTCCTTCACCGACCTAATTGCCTTGAGTGATTGCTCCATCAGTTCGCGTGCCTCAACAGAATCGAAGTGATCGCCGGACATCACATAGCCCCAGTTCAATCTGAAGCACACCGTGTTCCATGTGACAGGATCTGCTTCGCCAGTTTTGAACTTCTCGAGTTCCTGATGCGGCACCAACTGCAATGCAATGTCCGACTCTTTGTTGTGTCGAAAAATCTTTGGCAATGCAGGCACAGGCTTTGGTCTGTACTTGCTTCGTTTTCTCATGCATCGCCTCTTGATCGTATTGCCAATGCGCAATCCATCATTGTTGCCAATTCAACTTGAGCAAATTCAGGCTGATCCTCCCATTCAATGGCCATGCTTTCACACAACTTTGCGCACGCCTCACGCTCGGCCAGCACTGCGGCTTCGATTGCTTCTTGACTGGCCTCAATGATCGCGGCGTCGTGCTTGAGCAAAATGAGTTTGATCATCTTTAGCGCATTAGCGCCCAAGTGCTCGGCGGCTTTGTCGATGTTGCTCACAGTTTGATCCCCCTCACCATCTTGCAGTCGATGTCTTTGTTGTAGTGCGGCCAGTGGCCATCGCGCACCATGTCGCAGTAGTGTTGCTCTTCTTTGACTGCATCCTCGTAATCCATCTGGCCAACAATGCCGTATGCCAGGACGATGAAGGCGATGACGCCAATGGTTTTGATCGTGTTCATGTTTTCTCCTTAGTCGTAATCACATTCGCATGGACTGCATTCGCATGTCGGGCAATAACCCCATGCCATCACAGCACGCTTCAATTCAAAGTGGCACTCCGGGCTTTCTGGATTGCTTAACACGCCAAACGCGGCCAATGCAACTCGCTCTCGTTTTGCGTTTTCACGCACCCATGCCTCCAGGTTTGCTTTGTCTCTGGCCATCAGGCTGTCGATTTGCTTTTGCTGGTCTGCGATCACTCGCTCAAGTGCTTCACTCATTTCGGCTGTCTCCACATGTGACGAATTTTTTCCATGCACTCGGCGGCGCGTTGTTTGTTACGCTCGAGTTCTTCAGCGGTCCACTGCTTTTCAAGTCGCAGAGTGTTTGGCTCGACATACGAATGTCGCAGGTGTTGCAAGAACTGCGGCAATGTCGGAGGCTCCATCGGCAGGTTTTCCATGGCTCGCTTGAGCGTCTCTGGATGGTCTTTGTATCCGCCGAGTTTTTCTGCCCAGGTGTTCATCGCGTTGATGACGCCTGTGTCCATGCCGTCTGGCGTCAGTTGGCCCAACTTCCACATGTTGGTCCAGCGACTGCCGTAGTGCGCATGCATGGTGTTAAAGATCTTCTGAATCCAAGAGTCCGGCAGGCGCCTGGGTTCCTGGTGTGATGTCGATGGTGTCGTAGGTGTCATTGGTAAGTTTCCTTTCATCTCCAAAAACTGCTCTTGCAAAAGCCAGGTTTGATGCCTGGTTGACTGTCATTTTTTTCTCGGCCTCGGTCTTCACCCAGTCCGCTTTGAATCCTGCCCATCCCCTGGCACAGCATTCGGTCAATGCCGCGTTCAGTGACCAGCCTGCCTTGCGTGCTTCACGCTCGATGCCTGCCAGTGCCGCCTGGGTGACTGGTGCCTTCTTTGCCTTGCGGACTTTTAAGAATCCATCCCAGACTTCAAAACCGACACCGTCGGGACATGACAAGGGCTTGTCCCTTGTCTTTACCTCTGTTTCTTGTTTTATGTTTCCTGTTTCTTGTTTCTTGTTTGGTTGCACGGTCGTTGAACGGGCGTTGGACCTGCGTTCGGCAGATGCTTTGCCCGCTCTGGATGCGGCTTCCAGGCGGTTGTGGTACTTCGCGATCTCCTCATCGGCCCTGCGATTGACCCACCCGGTACCCTCCACGAGTTCGAAAAACTCCTCGAGTACGGTGGCCACTTCAGCCTCGTGATCCCGCATGTTGATCGCCCGTGCAACGGTCGTTAAACGCTCGTTCAACGGCTGTTCATGCAGGTAGTAAATGTCCAGCAGGCGCCGGTAGGCCAGATCCTCGACCAGGGTCAGGTGCCTGGTGTGACTGGCGTAGTCACCGATGTTGAATGAGTAGAAATGCATCACGCACCTGCCTTGGCCTGCTCGAGCAACGAACGAATGTTGTCATCGTTTTTGCCTTTGGCCTTGTTGGTGCATGCAACGCACGCCGCGTTGATGGTGTACCGCAGTGTCTCCCCGCAGGTCTTGCAGGGCTTGCCGGTGTACTTGCGCTCGCCGCGCTTGGCGGCTTGAATGCGGGGGGATTCCAATTCGACACTCCTCTTGGTTGATGGTTTTCTAATTCTAAACCAATACCAAGAGGGGGTGTCAAGAGGTTTTTTACAGGTCGGCTTCTTTCACAAAAACGCCGTCGATCATTCGGCCCTTGCGGTCCTTGATTTCGTCGTAGGCCATCTCGATGCAGGCCTCGATGCTGAAGCCCATCTGCTCGGCCAGGATGGTCAGGACCACCACTGCGTCGCCGATGCCGTCCATCACCTTGACCTGGTCTTGGCGTGCCAAGCC